CCCGCCTGAGACCCGCCACCCACGACGACGACTAACTGGATCGGGTCACCCTGCGGCTCGATGACGACGAAGGCTTCGCCGCTGTCGAACATGAACATCCGCCCCTCGTCGATGGCGTCGGCCACCTCCTCGAAGCCCGCGGGCTGGCCGCGGAGTGCGCGATCCACCTGCCCGCGCCACTTGGCGAGGTCGTGGGCCGTGCCGAGGATGTGCTTCACGGGCGCGTTCATTTGCACCGCTTCCTGATGTGGTCCCACTCGCCGCCGCGCCTGACACAGTCGCGGAAGGCCTTCTGGTCTGCCTGGCTCATGGGCTTGGCAATCGCAGGCATGACCGCCTTCACAGCCGCCCCGATGGCGAGAGCCGTGAGGCCCGCCACGAAGTCAGGCGACTGGAAGGCGGACCACACCGCTGCAGCCGCAGCCGCGGCGAGTGCCGCGAATATGAGCCAGATCCACTTCACTTCGATGCCACCTGCGCCTTGGTGACGGTTCCGACTGCAGACTTGGCGCCGTCAACCACGACGGCCGTCTGGCCGAAGAGAGAGTGCAGCGCGCCACCGGGCCGCATCAGCTTGCTGATGAGCGTCAAGATTCCGAAGATGGAAGCGGAAATTGCCATGTACTTGGCCGGCAGGATCGTCGAGGCGCAGATCGTGACGCCCACGGCGTCAGTCGTGCAGCCGAGAAGCTGCGTCATCACGCCAGTGAGGACAGTCAGAATTGCCGTCAATGTGCCGAGGATGTTGGTGAAGTTCATTTCGATTTCTCCTTGAGGGCGTCCTTCATTTCACGCACGTAGTCCGTGAGGTAGATCAGTTTTTGTTCGATCGCGATGACGCGCTCGGACTGCTCCTCGATCGCCGTCGAAGTCTTCATGACAAGCGACAGCTTGTAGTCAGTCTCGGCCTTCCAGCTTGCCGTCCACGCAGTCATGCCAAAGAGCCAGACGATGAGCGGCAGCACGGCCAGCATTGGTACTCGCCTCAACAGGTCGTTTATTGTCGACATCACCCAATTCTCCAGATGGTTCCGTCGTTGTAGACGGGAACACCGTTTGATCCTCCGCCGGCAACCGCCGAGGCGAAGGTTGTCGCGTTTGCGTCAGTCACGAAGCCACGCACGCCTGCGGTTGCTGTCGGGAGCTCCGACACCAGGCAGGCGGGAACGAACATCGAGCGCAGGAGGTCGTTGAAGTTGACTTCTGTGTTCCTGATAACCTCCTCGATGCGGCGATTGCGCTGCCGCTCGTGTGATGCGTCGTAGGATGCAGACGGGACGACGAGGGCTCGATTGCTCACCTGTCACCTCCAGTCTTCATGCGGAGACGGAGCTTGCCGAGAGCCCAAGTGGTGTCTGCCACCGGCTCGATGCGGACTTGTATCGAGCGGGCGCGGAATCTGGTGCTGTTGTAGCCGATCGTATTGTTTGGCGAGATCGGGCCGATGGTCCGCTGTGGGGCGGCAGGCGCCTGGCGGAGCTTGAAGAGGAGCTCGTAGTCCGATGTGTAGCTAGTGCCCGTCGAGGGGTCGTAATTCAAGCCGTCGAACCAGATGCGGTCGACGCGCATGTTCTGCTCACCGTTTCCGATCTCGAACTCGCCAGTCTCGGCGAAGATATCATTGATCCGGCTGGCTCCGTCAGCCAGCAGGCCGACCTCGTGCTGGTACTCCTGAAAGCCGTTGTAGATGTAGGGCTTTGTCTCCCACACCGGGTTCATGAAGGCGGTGCGGGCCATGGAGCCCTTCGACCAGTACGGCGCCCCATCGAGGGACACGAACACGTAACTGTCTGGCGTCGCGGAGCCGCGCTTCGGGTAGAAGGTCCAGATCTCGCGGTTGAAGCCATTGTAACCGAGGAAGACATTCGCCGACACAGTCAGGTCGCCATTCGTCAGCACCTCGTAGTCGACGTCGGACTGCACCAGCGTGACGGCACCGTCGTAGCGCCAGTAGCCCTCCTTAGAGAGCCAGAAGCCCATGCCGGTGACGCTCACGAGGGCGTTCTTGCCCACGCAGCCGACCTCTTCGGAGAGGCGCCTGCGGGCGTAGTAGTAGGGGGCGCCCACGTACTCGATGATGTGCGCGTCGACGTCAGTGAGCACAAGAATGCCGCCCTGCACGCGAACCGCGGCGACAATCGTGCCAGACGAGTTAAGCTCGAAGCCGCCTGCCGTGTTGGTGGCGCTGGCGGCCCAGACCGTCATGTTCTCGCGGTCGCACCACTTCACCCGGCGGGGGTTGCCCTTGCCGCCCAGAACCATGATCATGCGCTCGTCGGTGGCGACCACGAGCGTGTTGTCGATCGGGGCATTTGTAACCGGAGCTGCTACAACTGTCGGCGTCGTGGGGTCCCAAGAGACCAGGCGTCCGTCTTGGCTGTGGACCGCCACCAGGTAGCGGCCGAAATTGTCCAGAGACCACTGGCCGACGTTATCGAGGGGCGTCGGAACAGCCGCGCCGTAGTAGCCCTTGCCGTAAAGGCCTGCGCCGAAGCCAGTCCGAAGGCCAGTGATGACGGCCAGGCTGGCGGGCGTGATGTCGCGGATGGTGGCCGAGTTCGGAGCGGTCGCCTTGAGTTTAGTCGCTGTGCCGACCGCGTACCATGGCGTCTTGTTGTTGTCGCGCCACGAGTGGGCGTCGCGGATGACGCCCTCAGTGAACGCCTTGCCCTTGGCCCAGCCGCCAATCGGCTGAAGCTGGCCGTCGACCCAACGCACCTGGTTCACGTCCCACCAGCGACGCCCCACGGAGTGAGGCGTGCCGTTCCGCAGGACGCCCGGCGGCAGGTCGAGGACTGGTGCGTTCTGTCCGCTCATCACTCAATCATCGCGTTGTTGGTGAGAAGGAGGCTGGTTGCTTCGTTGGCCCGCACCATCTCGTTGCGGAAGCTCTCGACGGCGGCGCCCGTGTGGCGCTGCTGCTGTGAGTTCTCGATGAGGAGCACGGGGAGCCACGTCACGGCGCAGCCCCACTCGTCGACTTCTTTTCCGGTGTTCGGGTTCGTGCCGCGCACTTGGGTGAACCAGTTGCACTGGAGCCCCTTGCACTCACCCTTGATCAGCGGACAGAAGGTGCCGGGTTTAAGCTGCATGGTCAGTCCTTCGACGCAATGATGAGGTCGACGTACTTGACAGCCATGTCGATAGCTCCAGAGAATAAGTGAGCGTGAGCGTCGCCAGTGAAGGGGTGCGTGTGGCCCTCCCCGCCGCCGTTGTAACTCGCGAGACCCCTATCTGGCCCGACACTTGTTCCATAGAGGATGTAATTATTATTGGTGCTGTAGTTGACGTTGAAATCAACATAGTTGCCGCTCGACAAAGCACCTGTCGTACCACCGCCCCCACTGGCAACGTAGTGGGAGTGCGATGGGATTTGCGCAGCAGTTAGCGCATGGCTGCCCACAACGCCGGTCACTGCTGCACTGCTTGTCGTACCCGAGAAGCCGCGGCTTGCAAATGCGACGTCGAAGTCAATGGAACCACCAGAACCGACAGAGCCGCTTACAACGCGCAGAGCCCTATTATTGATGGTGGTATCCTTCGTCCAACCAGTAGGCGCCGAAGTCTGCTGGAACAGCATGCGGGTGCCAGTCGGGAATGGCGCGGGCACGGCACCAGCGGCGATCTTCGCAGCCGTCACGGCTCCATCCGCCAGCTTTGCCGTGGTGACCGACAGATTGGCGAGCTCCGCCGTCCCGACAGAGCCGTCCGTAATCTCGGCGGCGCCCACGGCGCTCAGAGTGGCAAGGCCACCGAGCCCCAGCGTGGCGCGCATGGCCGCGGCGTCAACGCCGGCCATCAGGCTGCGTGCGAAGGCCGTCAGGGTCGTCAGGGCCGCCGCGGATGCGCCGGTGTAGTAGGCCAGCCTGTCGGCTGCAGGCGTCAGGCCGGCGACAGTTGACACGGCGGCCGTCGAGGTCAGCCTGGCGGCCACGGCCGTGTCGATCTTGTTCATGTTCTCATTGAGGATCGGCGCCCAGCTATCCTCTTCTTCGAACGGGTTCGGCTTGATCAGGTTCAGGTTCGGTGTGGATGTAGTGCCCATCAGGCGCTCCTCACGAAGCGGCGAAGGGGCGTCGAGCCCATCTTCACCTTCTTGGGTTGCTGGTTGCTCTGCTCGAGGGCAGTCCGGTACTTCGCCTCGAAGATGGCGCCGCGCTCATCCTCGACGATGAAAATTGAGCCCTCGACCAGGCTGGCCCAGAGCATCACGTCGGCGTAATTTGTCGTGAAGAGGTTGGTCGGCACAGAGGCGGAGATTTCCGGCACCTTCACGTAGTAGTCGATCGTCACCATGGTGCCGTCGATGACGTTCGGGTAAAGCTGGATGGCGCCCGCGTCGATGGCAAAGAGCCGCCGGCTTTCGTCTCTTTTGGCCGTCAGGTTGGCGATCTCGCCCTTGGTCGAGGCGTCGTATGTGCCGACCCCGGCGACCGACACCTGGCGAATGCGGCTGAAGTCGTCTGGAAGGCTCAAGATGTTCAGGAATGAAGCAACATCCTCGGTCGCCTCCATTTCCCAGGCGTTAAGCTCACGATCGAGACGGGCCTGGGCGAGGCCAAGGAAGGCGCCAATCTGCGCGTCGGTCAGGTGGTCGGCATCGAGCCAATCCTTAACTCCCGCGATCCAGGCTGCATAGTTGCTGTACAGGGCCATCAGATCAGGCTCCTTATGTAGTCACCGCAGGCTCGAGCAGTCCTGAGCTCGGGCTTGCCGGGGATGCCGAACGAGATGTCGACCTTTCCGTTCTGCTTGATGCCGAGCGTCGTCTGCACCTCGGCGTGGGAAAGCACGGTGCTTTGGGTCACTGGGATTCGGTACTGCTTGACGAGCTTCCGAACGAGCTCGATGCAGGCGTCGAACTGGACCTTGGTCAGCGGGTACTTGCCGAGCCTGCC